TCACACTTACAGACGGTAGCGATCTTCATCTACTTGATACTTTTAAAGTTTGGGCAGAGCAGATATTTGGTTGGTATTATTTCGTCGAACGTGTTGTCTATGATCCTGCACTTAAAAAGTTTACTAAAAAGGTGCTTAAAAAACGGCTTACTACAAAACAATATTTGATTGTTGCTCGAGGCGCAGCTAAATCTATGTATGCCGCTTGTATTCAAGCATATTTCTTAAACGTTGACACATCGACAACACATCAGATTACTACATCTCCTACGATGAAACAAGCCGAAGAAGTAATGTCGCCTATTCGAACCGCCATTACTAGGTCAAGAGGCCCTTTATTTAAGTTTCTCACCGAAGGATCTATTCGTAACACGACTGGTCCTGGAGCGTTTAGACAGAAACTTGCATCTACTAAAAAGGGTATTGAGAATTTCTTAACTGGTTCGATTCTTGAGATTCGTCCAATGACGATCAATAAACTTCAGGGCCTTAGACCTAAAGTGTCTACGGTTGATGAGTGGTTATCTGGCGATATTCGCGAAGACGTTGTTGGGGCCATTGAACAGGGCGCATCTAAGATGGACGACTATTTGATTGTCGCGATCAGTTCTGAAGGAACAGTTAGAAATGGTTCTGGTGATACTATCAAACTGGAGCTTGCCACTATTCTTAAGGGTGAATACGAAGCGCCACACGTTTCTATCTGGCATTACAAACTCGACGACATTGAAGAGGTTGCTCAACCCGAAACTTGGTTGAAAGCTCAGCCCAATCTCGGCAAGACGGTTACGTATGACGTCTATCATCTTGATGTCGAGCGAGCAGAGAAAGCTCCAGCTTCTCGTAATGATATTCTAGCTAAGCGATTTGGTATTCCTATGGAGGGCTTCACTTATTACTTCACGTATGAAGAAACCATTCCGCATAGATTAGTTGATTTTTCTGGTATGCCAGCAGCTCTTGGCGCCGACCTGTCACAAGGTGACGACTTCTGTGCTTTTACTTTCTTATTTCCATTGAGTACTGGGGGATTTGGAGTAAAAACTAGAAGTTATATTACTTCTTTAACTTTAGCTAAACTTCCAGCCGCAATGAGAATCAAGTATGGCGAGTTCATGGGCGAAGGAAGCCTTCATATTCTTGAAGGTACAGTTCTTGACATGATGGAAGTGTATGAAGACCTTGACCAATTTATTATTGATTCTAATTTTGATATTCGTTGTCTTGGGTTCGACCCTTATAATGCTAAAGAGTTTGTTGCTCGTTGGGAAATCGAGAATGGTCCATACGCAATTCTAAAAGTTATTCAGGGCGCTAAAACTGAATCGGTTCCTCTTGGTGAGCTTAAGATTTTTGCCGAACAAAGACAACTTATATTTGATCAGGCACTTATGTCGTTTGCTATGGGTAATGCTATTACTTTAGAAGACACAAACGGTAACCGTAAACTTTTAAAGAAACGCGCAGAAGAAAAGATCGATAATGTTTCGGCTTTAATGGACGCGTATGTTGCTTATAAAGCTAATAAGGAGGCGTTTGAATGAGTATAGAGGATAACGTTTCCAAATTTCTTGAGCATCATGGTGTTAAAGGTCAACGCTGGGGCGTCATTAATAAAGACGATTTAAAAGGCAGAGCTTCTGGTGGATCAGGAATAATGAAATCAAAATCAAAAAATGTTTCTGATGACGATTCATATTCTGATCAGCTGCAACGTAAGTACGGTAAAGATTCTATGAAAGATAACCAGGAGGTTCCTGTTGAAAAACAGGACGGCTTTCATAGGCTGTCTCCTGGGCAAAAAAAAGCCGCAATAGCTCTTGGCGGAATTGCTTTACTTGGTGGAGGATATTATTTAGCGTCTAAGTATGGTGATTCATATAATAAGAAATTAAACGCGCGTTACTTTGAAGCTCAATTAAAAGATCTTGAAATTATTACAAAACAACCCATGTCTAACTTTAGTCCAGGGTTAGCCGCGCATTGGGAAAAAGGTGTTCATCTTAATTCTGGTTCAATTATGCAGCGTTTATCTACTGTTAGAGAAACAGATATTCGACCGCAAGGATTCTTTGCTGCTTTTGATCATGAAGATGTTCAAAGATATAAAGCCGAATTACCTAATTGGTGGAAAAAATGGGGGTATAAAGAAACCGAAGGATATTTAGTTCAACTTAAGGCAAAAAATGCAGTTAAAGCTCCAAGTGGAAAAGAAACATTTGAAATCTTTAAAAAAATCATAGACGATGATGATGTTTTGATTAGTCATTTGGGTGGTAATGCGCTTAATCTTGACTCCAAACAAAGAGTTATGGCGGTTGAAGCTATTGCTAAAAGACAGTTTCCTTCATTTGCAGTTAACTGGGCAAACGGCTATGATCATGATCCTCACGTTCAAAAGTTTTTTGGTATGATAAAAGATCGTGGTTATAATTCTCTTATTGACTTCAACGATTCTGGTAATCTTGCAAAAACACCAATGCGAATGCTTGATGGAAGTAATTTTGAAATTGTTGGACACGAACATATAAATGAAGCAGCAATTCGTTTAGCGCAAAAAACAATAAAACCACTAATAATGCATATGAACTTATTTATTTCTAATTTCTTATCTCATGCTGTTAAAGGAGAACCCATGTTGACCGTTGATGATATTCTTGAACACCATGGAGTTAAAGGTCAACAGTGGGGTGTTCGTAGAGCTCGTAGAACGGAACGACTTGCTCGAGCTGGAGCAAAAGATTCTAGTGCGATTACTAGAGTTAGAGCATTAGGTAGACTTGGACCGGTTGATCTTGTTCGAGGTCGAGGCATTCGTGGTGGTGCTCAAAGAAAAACGACGCGAGAAGCTTCTCGAGCACAGCGTATTAAAACTGGTAATGCTACAGTTAAAGATCAGATTATTAGATTGGGAAGCACTAGAATGCAAGATGTTATTCCCGTCAAAACAAAAAACGTCGGTAAAAAGACGTTTATGGATAATGATAAACTAATTGTTGGTGCTGCTGGAGCTCTTGTTGTTGCTCGTTTATTGCTTAAAAACGGACAACAATCTTATTAGGTTAAGGAGGTTAGTATGGAAGATGATGTAGCTGACTTTCTAGAACATTATGGTATTAAAGGGCAACAGTGGGGCGTTAGACACAAACCAAAACCTAAACTTTCTATTGACGACGTTATGAATAGAAAGGGCGATCCTACTAATAAACAAATGATTGATTGGCATAATAGAGTCAATACAAAATCATCTGGAACTAAATCTAAAAAAGTTGGTAAAGCAGCAAAAGATGGGGTTAAAGTTGTTGGAAAGGCATTTTCCGGTTTTGCAAAAAAGAATCCGATAGTAACAACCGCAATTGTTTTACTTGGTGCTGGTTATGTAAAAAGATCTTTTGACACGAAGATGATAAACATTAGACTTAACAAAGCAGCAGCAAGATACGCAGAATCGGTTGCTTCACGTTTAGAAAAATACGGCCCTGTTATTTTGTAAAAGGAGGACTGATGTTCGAAGACGTTGATGATATTCTTGAACATTTCGGCGTTAAAGGTATGCATTGGGGTGAACGTCACGACGGTCCTCATGGTGTCTCTGGTAAAACCAATCGCGAAGCCAAAAAAGACGCCAAAGAACATGCTCGAGCTAAGATGTTCTACGGAGAAGGCGCCGGTAATCGTCGTAAACTTATCAAAGCCACAGTAGAGGCTAAGAGTAAACGAGACCCTGCGTATAAGAAGGCATTCGATCATCACATTCAAAATCAAGACATGTCTACACACGCTTCTAAAGCTCGAACTGAACGTAAACGCACGGATCGTAAAAAAGGCGCTAAGCAAACCGGCGGAGCTATTGCTAGACAGCTTACCGGCGAGATGGGGACCAAAGCCGCTATTGTGGCATTAGTTGCTGGTGGCGCTGCTTATGCGAAAAGTCCTCGTGCGCAGGCGTTTATGACTAGAAATTTCAATAGAGTTAAGAACGAGTTTAATCGACGAGGTAATGCTCGACGAATCGCAGACTTTATTAACAAATAGGAGGTTGGTATGGAAGACAACGTGGCTAACTTTCTAGAACATCATGGTGTAAAAGGTCAACAGTGGGGCGTTCGGCGAAAAGAACGTCGAGCTGTAAGAACAGCTCAGAAACAACGTGAAGATGAAGCTTGGGGTAAACGCGGAAAAGAACGACGCGCAAATAGTAAAAAGTATAAAGGTGAACTTAAAGCTACTAATAAGAAAAATCTAGAAGCCTTTAATGCGGCGGCAAAAGCTAATCCTAATTTTAAACGTGAGGTAAAACTTACGCTTAAAAAGAAGGGTATTAGTATTGATAAACTTCTAGATCAAGAAATGACTTCAGGAGAAGCTTTTACTAATAAACTCTCAGCAAAATTTAGAGATTCTAAGGGAAATAAAGTCTCAGAAGATTACGCAAATGCGGTACTTACTAAAGCGTATTCTAAACAACAGTTTAGAGAAAGAGCAGCTCTCGGGGGAATTTATACAGCAGCAATTCTTGGCGGAGTTTTGATTGGTAAAAGTAGATTTAATTCTCGAATTGGAAGATAAGGAGGCGATAATTCATGGCGATTATGGATAGAGTAAGAAACGCATGGAACGCCTTCGCTAATATTACTAATCCAATGGCAGTTGAGTATCGAGGAGGAACTCCGACATATTCTGGAAGGTCTCCTTCTCAGTCTCGTCCTCGATATTCTAATGAACGATCAATAATCTCTTCAATCTATACTAGAATTGGTATTGATGTTGCTGGCGTTTCTCTTCGACACGTTCAGTTAGATGAACAAGATCGTTACAAATCTGATGTTAATAGTAATCTTAACAACTGTCTTACTCTTGAAGCAAACTTGGATCAGGCTCCTCGAGCATTTCGTCAAGATATTTGTATGACTTTGTTTGACGAAGGCGTTGCTGCTATTGTTCCTGTAGATACAACTAAAAATCCAGAAACCAACGATGTTGTTGATATTTATAGTCTTCGTGTTGGAAAAATTGTTGCTTGGTATCCGAGACACGTTAGAGTAAGCGTTTATAACGATAACGAAAAGAAAGGTATTCGAGAAGAGATTGTTCTCGAGAAACGATTCGTGGCGATTGTCGAGAATCCTCTCTACAGCGTTATGAACGAACCGAATTCAACGTTACAAAGACTTATTCGGAAACTGAATCTTCTAGATTCGGTTGATGAAGCCACTGGTTCTGGTAAACTTGATCTTATTATTCAGCTTCCTTATGTAGTCAAATCTGAAGCTAGACGAGAACAAGCAGAGAAACGACGTGAAGATATTGCTTTCCAGTTGAAATCCAGTGATTACGGAATTGCTTATACTGACGGTACTGAAAAGATCACACAGCTTAATCGACCTGTTGAGAACAACCTTCTCAAACAGATTGAATATTTAGTTGATCTTCTTTATAGCCAACTAGGCATTACAAAAGAAGTTATGGATGGAACAGCTGACGAAAGCACAATGCTAAACTACTATGATCGAACGATTGAACCAATCATGGACGCGGTCGTGGAAGCAATGCAGCGTTCTTTCTTAGGGCTTATCAAGACTAAGAAAAAAGAACGTATTTATTATTTCCGAAATGTCTTCAAACTTGTTCCCGTTTCTAATCTTGCTGAGATCGCCGATAAGTTTACTCGTAATGAAATTCTTTCATCAAACGAGTTCCGAGGTATTCTTGGTTATGCACCTGCTGCTGATCCGAAGGCGGATGAACTTCGTAACAGCAACATGCCTCAACCGGATGCCGCACCTCCGACTGGTCCCACCATGGAAGAAATGGATGGGATTATGAAAGAAACGTTTGATGGCTTAGGTTCTCAGATTGATGAGATGACAAAGAAGTTTACAAATGGATAAAACATCTATATTTGTCGATGAGTATCTTTCTCATTATTCATCAGAGTTTTATGATCCTGTGAAAGCACACGAATACTATTTGAAAAACAGAGAACTTAAAGGTCGCTCGAGTGGGGGGCTCAAGACTGAAGCAAAAAAGAGTGCTTGGCAGTATGTAAAAGGAAAAATTGGTGAATCTAAAAAAGCTGATTTAAATCAGGCCTCGCAAGAGCATACGGCAGAAGTTCAAGCTTTTCGAGAAGCAGCGGCTGGTATTCGCAAAGAGATTAGTGAAAAATTAAGTCTTTTACTGGCGAAGGTAATGGAAACTAAACAGCAAGCTAGTGAATCCATTGCTACTACTCAAAAGCTCTCATCCGAAAAGATTTCTAAAGATCTACAAGATAGATCAAAACAGATTTCTGAAAACGCCAAAAAGCAAAACGAAGCGCTTTCTGAGCAGCAACATAAAAGATTAGAAAAGATTTCAGAAGATGCTACAAAAAAAATCGCTGCTTTACCTCCGATTCCTAAAGGACTCAGTGAGTCACAACGAACCGAGTTAGCAGCCAAACGAAGTGAAGAAATAGCCAAAATTCGTGGCGTCGCTACTAAAGAGCGTAGTGGGTTATCTAGTAGTATTAAAAAGAAACGCGGTGAGATTTCTGATCAAGCCGCAACGGAACATAAAAAAGCCTCAGATAACGCTCATTCTCAAAGAGAAGCTTTGTCTAAACAGACTGATTCTAAGCGCGATACATTAACCAAACAGACTGATGAAGAAAAAGCTAAAAATCGAGAATCCACTAATCAAGAACGAGAAGCATTAGGTTCTAACTTGAAAGCTGCTATCGAAGACAGTAAAGCCCGATATGAATCTCTTAAGGAAGGACTTAAGGCTAAGTATGAAACGGCGCTCGACACAGAGTACCAGGCTATTAAGAACAACGTTTAACCCTAGGAGTGAAAGGTACAGTCAAAATGGAAGCTGATTTTAGCGGCTGGGCTACTAAAGCCGGTTCC